TCAAACCACAGACAATTTTGTGGATTGGACAAGTTTAAGTGTAGTCAATCTAGAAAGAACTGAATTTAGTAGTAGAAGTATTCCTGTAGGTGTTGAAAGCGAAATAGACATTGCTACTCTAGCATTTAGTACACCGATTTATATTTCTCCGCCAGCTAAAGTAAAACGTCTAGGTGTAATTACTAATGTTATAACAAGTATTTTTAACGAACAAATAGGCACCATAAATCTAGGAGAAAGTTATCCAGAAATTAGTGCGTATAGCGATGAACAATTTCCAGTTAGCAACAGCACCACAACTACAGTTCAAGACGGCAATGTTGATATTGATACTTCATTGACAGTTTCTCCTACATCCGACAATAGAGCAACATTGAGTACTACATATAGAAATTATGGAGTGTACATTACATCAACAACAGGACAAATCATTGATAAAAATGTTGTCGGCACTGTAAGTTGGCGTATTATTACTGACAGCTATCCGGGCACTTACAAAGCAGGTATAAGTCAAATAAGACTAAGAAAATCTGATTCTACTAATTATGTTATAGGAACGTTTACAATTAATCCGCTAAATGAAACTGAAATTTCTATTAATTGGGACATGGATACATTGCCAACAAACAATGTACTAGAAGGTCCTGCTAGAAATCCCAGTAGTTGGAGTACACTTGACAAAATTGTAGATCCTCTAACCTACAATCCTACAAATGACAAAACACCCGGATTACGTTTGATGATCTTAGGCGATTTAAATCCAAGCGAAAATGTAGGACAGACAGTTGGTGAAACACCATATACATTTGCATATGACGGCCCGGATGCATGGAAACACAGTATATTGGTTAACGGCAGTTACGATTTTGTGGCTGGATACGGTGACATTGTAGAATGGGACGGATCTCGTTGGCATGTTGTGTTTGATGCAACTGATGCAACTGATATAACTTACATTAGCAATCTCACAACAGGAACACAATACAAGTGGACAGGCACAGAATGGATACAATCCTACGAAGGTGAATATTCACATGGCACCTGGATGTTGTATTTAGACGCATAACTATTTGTATGAAGAAAATAATTTGTAGTGGTGCTTTATTTTACACCTTAGATACCAATAGATTTTTATTATTACATCGTACTCAAAGTAAACAAAATGATGTTTGGGGATTAGTAGGCGGAACCAATGAGGAAAAAGAAACTCCTTGGGAAGGCCTAAAACGAGAAATTGAAGAAGAAATTGGATCTTTGCCTGACATTAAAAAAACAATTCCTTTAGAAACGTTTGTAAGCAACGATAATCATTTTTATTTTCACACTTACCTATGTGTAGTTGAAAATGAATTTATACCAAAGCTTAATAGCGAACACGACGGATACGCCTGGGTAAACTTTGGCAAATGGCCAAAGCCGTTACATCATGGGTTATCCAATACTCTAAGAAGTAAAACCAATCAAAAAAAGTTAGAAACTGTTTTTACTTTGATCAAACTGTTCTCTTAACCAATCAAAGTCATTTATTCTACGCAACTCTTGCGTAGAATCACGGTGTTTTTCTCCGTATTCTTTGCCGAGATTAGCACCGCTGATTGCAGCAGGTCCAAACGGTTTGTCTTTACCACGAGTACACCATACATTCAATCTAAATTCAGTTTCCTCATCAAGCTGACCGTTTATTATTTTACTTGAAAGTTTTACGCATTCTCTAAATGCACTACGCCAAGTACTAAACTCGTCTGTGTTGAACCGTGTAACATTACTGATACGATTTATAGTTTTAAACAACGGACTGATACTTGTGGTCATATCAGGCTTGGTTGTATCCATATTTAAAGTTAACGTTCTTGGCAACAGTTTTACAGCCCCATATCCATAAACCAATCCATTAATTGGGTTTTGTGATTTCCAGACGTGAACAGTTTTTCTGCTATCAGGATCATATGCCGGAACGTAATAATCAAAATTAAATTTATCTATGATTTCAGCGTCAGCATCTACAATCCAAATCATATCTGTATTACACTGTTTTGCTGCCGCAATGTGTGCAGCATGAATGCCTTCAACTCCGTGTATACGTTTTGCTCTTGGAAAACGTTCTACAAGTTTGTTGTAATTTATATCTGCATGTTCTTCGTCTTTGCTGATAAACACAATATCATAAAGTGTTGGGTTACTTGCAACAATATTGTATTGTTTTTTATTTGCAAGAAAACGCATACGTATCTCACGATCAGTTATCAGAGACTTTTTGTTTACTAGACTAATGCCATCCCACGCATTACCGTTCATAAACACATGATTTGTTTTACGTTCAAACCATTGATCGTGAGTAAAGTATAGATCAAATTTAAAATTAGGATCAACATTTACTTCTGGAGGTATCATCCAGAACATTTCAGTCTCACTGGAATTTCTTGCAGTTTCGTAATCTTCGTATGTGTCTACAATAAACTTTTCGTATTCTACAGGACCGCTTGCAACTATATCCCATGATTTACGCTTTGCTATTAGTCTATACTCAATTTCTTTTTCTGTTAGAGGAGCACGTTTTGTCAACAAGAACAATCCATTGTAATGATCTTCACCGTTGGCACGATGTACAAAAGTGTGATTAATACTACGATCGTATGTGTTATGATGACTAAAATATAAATTAGCATCAAAGTCTTTGTTGAGTTTAATGTTAGGAGTACTTGCCCAAAACAGTTCAGTAGGCGAATTTTCCAAAGCTTCGAGATAATCGTTGTAACTTACAATGTTATAAAATTCATACGGCTTTGGTGTACTTGCTATAATGTCCCAATCTTTTTTGTTTATGTAAAATCTATTCTCAACTTCTTTTTGTGTAACAGGTGCATGTTTACTAAACAGTACAATACCATCTCTATGTTCTCCATTGAGCATCACATGAGTTGTTTTGCGATCGTACTCGTTGTCATGAGTAAAATACAAATCAAATGTAAAATTAGGATCTACAATTACATCATCGGGAACTCCCCAAAACATTTCTGTATCTGATTCTTGTAGTGCAAGGATGTAATCGTCGTAATTGTTAATTGTAAATTTATTATATTGTTTATTTGTACTACCTACAGTTTTCCATTGCTTGGCATTAACGATAAATCTGTGTTCTATTTCTTTTTGACTTACAATTGCATGTTTGCTTAATAGAAACAATCCATTGCGATAATCTTTGCCATCTACACGATGAACAAAACTATGATTGGTTTTTCTATCATACTCGTTATCATGAGTAAAATATATTTGTTTTACGAGTTCGTCGTAAACTTCTATGTTTTTTGATGCAGCCCAAAACAATTCGGTTCCTACATCATCTAATGCATTGATATAATCGTTGTATGTTTCGATGTTGTAGAAATCATATTGTACCGGTTTACTTGCATTTGTATCCCATTCTTTTCTGTTTACAGGAAATCTATGTTCAACTTCACGAGGAGTCAGTTGAGAATGCTTGCTTAGTAACATTAAACCGTTGTAATGTTTTACACCATCTACTAAATGAGAGAAACAATGATTTATTTTTCTATCATACTCGTTGTCATGTGTAAAATAAACACTGCTAAAGTCAAAGTCGTCTGTGTCTATGTTGTTAGATGTTGCCCAAAACAATTCTGTAGTCGAATGTCTTACAGCATCAACATAATCGTTCCATGTGTCAATAGTAAAATTATCGTATTCAACTGGACCACTTGCTACAATATCCCATTCCTTAGCATTGACAATAAATCTATGTTCAATTTCTTTTTCAGTTACAGGAGCATGTTTGCTTAATAAGAATACTCCATTGCGGTGATCTTTTCCGTTTACACGATGAATAAAGCTATGATTACGTGTTCTGTCATAATTGTTATCGTGTGAAAAATATAAATCGAAATTAAAATCAGCTGTATCTATATTTTGACTAGACATCCAAAACAGTTCAGTATTACTGGTCTTGATAGCATCTAGATACTGCTCATATGTTTCTATATCAAATATTTCATATGCTGTTTTGTGAGAACCTACAATAGGCCATTCTTTTACATCGATAATATGTCTATGTTCAATTTCTCGTTGTGTTAGTGGTTTATGTTTACTCAACAAAAACAGTCCATTAAACAATACTTTTCCATCTACTACATGCTCAAAGGCATGATTGTTTTTTCTGTCGTATTCGTTGTCATGCGAAAAATAAATGTTTGGTATAGTAAAATCAATGTTGTGTGTTGTTGCCCAAAACAATTCTGTTTTGCTGTTTTCCATAGCACTAAGGTAATCATCATAAGTTTCGATGTTATACTGACTGTAATCTACAGGGCCACTTAAAACTATTTCCCATTCTTTGCGTTCTAACGGAAATCTATACAGTATTTCTTTTTCGGTAAGCTTTTTACTTTTACTAAGCAGCATTACGCCATTTTTATAAACTGTATCATTTGCATAATGTAAAAACACATGATTTTGATTTCTGTCTACTAATTCGTGATGACTAATATAAAAATTTTCTAGTTTTTCTAAATCGTTGATTTTTAAATTTTTGCTGCTTGCCCAAAACAAATGTGTGGTGCTATTGGCAATTGCATCTAAATAATCTTGATAACTGTCGATATCAAACAAGTCAAATGGTTTAGGTTTGCTTGCTGCTATTTCCCATTCTTTTTTCTTCACGTAAAATCTGTTGTTTACTTCACGTTCTGCTAATTGAATATTTTTACTAAACAACACTACACCATCATAGGTTTTGTCATTTAAAAAAACATGTGTAATGTTTCTGTCATACTGATTATGATGAGTAAAATAAGTATCAAATTTAAAAGATGAATTAATCTCTACATCGTCGGGTATACCAAAAAACATTTCAGTAGTGCTACGCTCAAGTGCCAGTTTGTAGTCAGCATAGTTATTAACTACAAACTGATCAAACTTTTTTGGCCGGCTTGCTACCACCTCCCATTGTTTTTTATTTGTATAAAATCTATGATCAAATT